TTACTGTGCCTAAACAGGTAGGAAATTCTCAATACTTAAACTATCAACGGGTAGGTGGTACAGATGTAACGATGCGACTAGTATTGTCGTAGGAGTAAGCTTATGTCACTATTAAACGGACTTATAAATGAGAATGTCGATAGGCATACTACCGATATTATAACTCTAACCGCTACCGCTTCAATTACTTCGGCTGCTCATGCTGGTAGAACCCTTCTTATGGGTGAAGTTGGAGGTGATGCGGCAGCTACTTTTACTCTACCTGCTGCTACGGGTACGGGCAGTATATTTAAATTTGTTGTTTCTGTTATAAATACTTCTAACTATTTAGTTAAAGTAGCAGACGCAACAGACACCATCGACGGTCAGATTATGATTACCGATGCAGATGGTACAGCAGCTACTTCGTTTGTAACTGCGGCTGCATCAGATACCATTACGTTAAATGGTACGACTACTGGTGGGGGTGCGATAGGTGACTATGTTGAACTGATTGATATAGCATCTAATCAATACGCAGTAAGCGGCATGGTAACTTGTGCTGCAGGTTCTAATATTGCAACTATGTTTAGTGCCACTGTATCATAATATTTAGCTAAGAAAGGAATTAAAAATGGCTAGTTTTAAAATGACACAAGGTGTATCTCGTGTCCCTGAAGATGTTTTTATTGAAGATGGTATGACCGTGACTTCAGGAGGTCTTACCGTTACTGCTGGTGCAACTACTCTTGGTGGATCATTCACTAGAGATTTGGTTACGCTTACTGCAACTGGTGCAATTACTCAAGCAACCCATGCTGGTTGCATTTTGCTTATGGGTGAAGTTGGTGGTGACGCAGCGGCTACGTTTACTTTGCCAGCGGCTACTGGTACTGGTGCTGAGTACAAGTTTATTGTATCGGTTGTTAACACTTCTAACTACGTTATCAAAGTTGCTGATGCAACGGATACTATTGATGGTTCGGTAGTTGTTACTAATGATACGACTGCTGGTGGAACGGCGTCTTTGATTTCATGGCCTACCGTAGCTGCTTCGGATACCATTACTCTTGATGGTACGACTACTGGTGGTGTGAATATTGGTGATTATGTTCTTCTAACGGACATTGCTACTAATCAATACACGGTTAGTGGACTACTTAATGCTTCGGGTACGGAAGCTACTCCGTTTAGTGCTACGGTATCGTAAGCACGGATTATATGCATAAATGCTTGCTCATCTATACTCTAACTAATGGGTGAGCAAGCACTTTATGATTTTAATAAAAGGGCTATGACATGGCTGTAAGATTAAAAAATGCTGCTGCAGCTTTGTCCGACACAAATTTAAATACTGTATATACCTGCCCAACCAACTTTACTGCTAGAATAAAAGAAGTTTGGGTTACTAATGTGGATGGAAGTAGTGCAGCAGATATAACCCTTAAATGGACAGATGCATCTGCTAGTGCTACCTACGCTATACTTAGTACTAAGAGCGTAGCTGCAGATAGTTATATACAGTTAATTGATACAAATATAATTCTAGAAGCGGGAGATATATTTAAGGCACAGGCTTCCGCCGCAGATGACTTAACTGTTTCTCTTTTTATAGAAGAACAGATCACGCCAGCCGGATAAAAAAATAAATGCCAGATACTTCAGCAATATCGCCTGTAACAGTTTCTTTAGGTGGTGGTTTAATTCTTGACAAAGATGATTTTTCAATGCCACCCGGAGCAGCAACGCAACTGCAAAACTTTGAACCCAGTATTCAAGGTGGATATAGGAGACTTACAGGTAATTCAAAGTTTGATAGCAATCAAGTAGATAGTAGTAATACTATACTTGGAGTTAAAATTTTTAATGACGGTGTATTAGCTGCTGCTGGCAATGTAGTTAAGTTTAGTACAGGAACAGGTTGGGCATCGTCAATTGGTACACGAACCTCTGCTGGTCGCTACAAGTTTGATGACTTTAACTTTAACAATACCACTAAAGTTATTATGGTGGATGACGTTAATCAAGCAGCTACTTACGATGGTTCAACATACACATTATTAAGTGCTACAGGTGCTCCTGCTGATCCTGCCTCTGTAGCAGTATTTAAAGATCACATGTTTTTTGCAGGAATGTCTACTAATCCACAAGAGATAGTATTTACTGCTCCTTTTAACGAAGCTGATTTTAGTGCGGCAAATGGTGCGGGATCAATTAAAGTTGACACAAATATAGTTGAATTAAAAGTTTTCCGAGATGCTTTGTTTATTTTTGGTAAAGATAAAATATATCAATTACAAGGAACAAGCATAGCAGATTGGCAAGTAGCTCCTGTAACTCGCACATTGGGTTGTGCTGACGGTTTTTCGGTACAGGAAATAGGGGGTGATCTACTATTTCTGTCACCAGATGGTTTAAGAACTGTAGCTGCAACTGCAAGAATTGGTGATGTAGAGTTAGGTTCTGTGTCTAAGCCAATACAAAAAAGAATACAGGATATTGGATTTGATAATATTACTTCTGTAATTGTACGAAATAAAAGTCAGTACCGTTTGTTTTATCCAAAGACAGCCTCCGCAGCAGCAGACTCAAACGGCATTTTAGCTACATTAAAAAGAACGCAACAGGGCGTAGGATTTGAATTTGCTGATATAAAAGGAATGAAACCTTCCGCTACGGATTCAGGATTTATTAGCAATGTTGAATACATTATTGAAGGTGGATATGATGGATACGTTAGACGGCAAGAAAGTGGAGATACATTTGATGGAACTAATGTTGTAGCTGTTTATAGATCACCGGATTTATCTTTAGGTGATACGGGTATTCGTAAGCTTATGCAACGTGTTATTTTAAACTATGAAGTAGAAGGAACAGTAGAGGCAGAACTTAGAGTAAGATATGACTCAGATAGTAAAGATGTGCCGCAACCTACATTTTTTAATATTGACTCTCCCGGTGGCATTGCTATATATGGCAGTTCCTCTTCTACATACGGTAATGCTGTTTACGATTCAAGTGGCGCACCAGTTTTTAGACGAGCTATGGAAGGGTCAGGCTTTCTTATTGCTATAAGAATTAACCATGACAGTGCGTATAATCCGTTTACTTTACATTCATATCAATTAGAATTTACTGCAGGAGGACGTAGATAATGGGAGCTACTTATACAAGGCAAAGTAGTACAGAGATTGTTACCGGCGAGGTCATCAATGCTGCAGATTTTAATGATGAATTTGCACAACTAGTTTCTGCCTTTGCTGTTTCTACTGGACATACACACGATGGCACAGCGGCTGAAGGTGGCCCTGTCACTAAACTATTGGGTACTGCCATTACGATTGGAGATGGCACAGCAGGAACAGATATTGCGGTAACCTTTGACGGAGAAACTAGCGACGGTGTTCTTACGTGGATGGAAGACGAAGATCATTTTAAATTTAGTGACGACGTAGTAATTGATAGTTCAAAAAGAGTATATCTGTACGATGAAGGCGGTGAATATATCTATGGAGATGGTACAGATTTGTACCTAGTCTCCGGCGCAGATATTAATATTCCTGCTGATATTGGAGTAACATTTGGAAATGATGGAGAGAAGATCGAAGGAGACGGTACTGACCTTACTATCTCTGGTAACAATATCAATCTTACTGCCACCGCTGACGTTAATATTCCTAGTGGGGTTGGTATCACATTTGCTACGGCAGAGAAGCTTGAATCGGATGGCACGGATCTCTCAATCACGGTCGGAGGCGGGGGAGACATCAATGTCCCAGCCGATATTGGGATCACTTTCGGTAATGACGGCGAAAAGATTGAAGGTGATGGCACTGATCTTACAATTTCTGGTAATAATATTAATCTTACTGCTACTGCTGATGTAGTTATTCCTGCTGATGTGGGTATTACATTTGGTGATGCGGGTGAAAAAATCGAGGGTGATGGTACTGATCTAACTGTTTCTTCTTCTGCTGTACTTACTCTTGATGCTGGTGGTAACATTGTTATTGATTCAGATGGTACTGTAGATATTAAC